CAGCATGTCGCTCATGGTCCTGCGCCTCGCCCTGCTGCGGGCGGAGCCACCAGTTACTGACTTCGACAACATGGAACCGACGCTGGACGAGATCGCCGCCGCGTCAAAGGCGGTGCTGGAGCTGGCGGGGTTGAAAGCCGCCGTAAACCCTCAGCCGGAGGGGACTTCCGCAGTCTAAGTGACTCGGAGTTCTGGGAGGACGTCTTCGGACCGTTCCTGGACCACGGCATCGGGTTTGAGGAGATCAGGAGCATGACGCTGCACGACGTCATGATCGCCCAGGGGTACTGGAGGCGCAACCCGCCGCTGCGCGTCCTGGTCAGCGCCGTCGCCGTCTCGCTCGGCATCCCGCTGGAGAAAATGTTCGCGCCGAAGACGGTGAAGGACCTGACGGCGAAGGACTTCGACCTGACACCGAGTCCTGGCCACATGACGTTCGATCAGATGGAGCGGCACATGGCGGCGACGGGCGGTAAGATCGCCGGCATCGGACAGGGGTGAAAAAATCTAATGACAATCACACTGGAAATGGTCAGAAGCGTTTTGTCCTATGACCAGGAAACCGGGATATTTACTTGGCTGAAGACGCTATCGAATAGACGAATCGCAGGCATGGAAGCTGGAGGACAGAATCATGCAGGGTATGTTCGATTGTCCTTGTTCGGGCGCACGATCATGGCTCATCGCGTTGCCTATTTGCTCATGACTGGAAAATGGCCAACACAACAGATCGATCATCGGGATCTCCAAAAAAACAACAACAGATGGAGCAATCTCAGACTTAGCTCTCATTCTCAGAATGGCATGAATCGCTCAACGAGGGCGGACAACAAGTCAGGTCACAAAGGCGTCTGGTTCAATTCCAGAACAGATCACTGGGCAGCGTTCATCAATCGTGACGGCAAAAGAATACATCTAGGCAATTTTGCAGAGAAAGATCAGGCTATAACTGCCCGCCAGTTAGCTGCTTCCAAAGTTCACGAACAATTCGCGAGATTCTGATGGCAGATGATGTTCAAATTGCCTTTGGTGCGAAGACGGAAGGCATCGATCAGGGTGCCGCCGCCGTCAAGGCAAAGCTGCAGGATCTTCAGAACCAGACGAACGCGATGTCGTCTGCGTTCGAGGCGTTCGGAACCGCAGCCCAGAAGTCAGCAGAAACTGCCACTGAAGGCCTCGAAAAGCTCAGCAAGGTGGTCGAAGGCCTCAACGATACCATAGCCAAGGCCGGCAATGTATCACCCACCTCTGGATTGATGGGGTCTTTGATATCCCTCGCTGGGAGAGCTGGACCTCTCGGGGCCGTCGCCGTCGCCGTCGGCGCGATCGTGGCCGGCGTCCATCATCTGGGAGAAGGGTTGCTGGACATCGAGCATGAGGCGACCCGCCTGGGAATATCGTTCGAGAACCTTCAGAACTTGCAGAGCGGGCTGGCGCTGTCTGGCGTGAAAGCGAAGGAGATAAGCAAAGACCTCACCTCAGTCTCAGACGCGATCAGGGACATGAAGGACGATTCCAACGATGTGGGAAAATTCCTCGACAAGAACGAGAAGATTCTCGGTGTTTCCAAGGACGACATAAAGGACATCAACGGCTATCTCAGGATGGCGTCCTTCGCGCTTCAACAGGCAGTAGCCGAAGGCGGTGGTCCATTGGCCGCGAAGGTCGGCGAGACATTGAAGCTTTCGGAGGAGATGGTCCGGGCGCTTCAAAAGGGTCCCGTCGCCTTCGATCAATCGCTTAAAAAGGCGAAGGAACTAGGTACGACTCTGGATGCCGAGACCATCCACAAGGCAGCCCAATTCACCGAGGAATGGGATGTCGCGACCACCACGTTCGCCATCAAGTTCAAGGCAATGTTGGCAGGTCTGGTCCCGGCCATCATGGAGTGGGGCGGCAAAATCTACGAAGTGATATCTGCCGTTTTCAGGCAATTATGGGCGGCATTGAAGTTGTCGTTCGAGGAGACGGCAGAAAAGATGGCGGGGGACGTGGTCTCGTTCTCCGACAGGTTCAAGGCAGCAGAGGGTTCCATCAAGCCGATGGTGAAGTCACTCACGGACGCCAGGGTGTCCACGGAAAGCATCCTTGGCGGGTTCGATGAGATCGTCTCCACTGGCAAGAAGTTCGACGCGATCAAGTTCCCAGGCAAGGACGAGAAGTTCGACCCAACGGCGATGATCGAGTTCCGGGCGGAATTGGACAAGAATAAGGAGAAATACGAGGAGCAGAAGATCGCAGAGCAGTCTGCGGTCGATACGTTCAAGCAGACCGAGACGGAGAAGGTCGCACATCTGAAATCGGCTTTAGCTGATCGTGTGACGGCTGATAACGCCGTGCTCGCCGAGATGCTCATGAAGTATGGCGACAACGCCAAGCAACGCGCGAGGATCGAGCTCGAGGCCCAGAAACTGATACATCAAGCAAAACTTGATGAGGCGAAGCTGGATGCAGAACTTCTGAGAAAGAAGACGCAGGAATGGGAAGGCACCCTGCGCAGTATCTCCACCGCGTTCACTAGCCAACTCCGCGGAATCCTGACGGGGACGACGACGTGGGCGCAGGCGATCAAGAACATCATGCTGGACCTCGTGCTCAAGATCATCGACGAGTTCCTTCTGCTGGCAGTCATCAAACCGCTGTCGGGGATGCTGGCGTCGGCGTTGCAGGCTCCGTCGGAGATATTCGGGGCGCTCATCAAGGTCATCACCGGCATGTTTGGTCCGCTGTTCGCGGGGTTCACGGCGTTCTTCGCCCCCGTACAGGGACCGGCGGCGCCCGCCGAGGGTGCTGCGTTGGCCGCCGCCACGGTCGCTGCGGCGACGGCGGCGGTCAAGCTGGACACTGGCACGGACTACGTGCCGCGCACTGGCATGGCGTTGATCCACCAGGGCGAGGCGATCATCCCGGCGTCGGAGAACATAGCGCCGTATTCCGGCGGGGGATCGTCGACGATCAACCTCAACCTATCGACGCTGGACGCCAGCAGCTTCCATGCGTGGCTGCGCAACAGCGGCGGGGATCGGATATTGGCGCGCATGGTCGCGCAGATGATGAACAGCAACCCGACGCTGCGGCCGAGCTACTGAGATGGCACCTCCCATCCTCCCCGCGTTTAAGTTCTTCAGCTACCCGTCGATACGACGACCGCTGTGGAACACGCTACACCAGCAGTCGGTGAGCGGGATGGACAACCCGATCCCGCTGTGGACCTTCAACAAGTGGCAGTACGAGCTGCCGATCAACCTGCTGAACTCCGGATCGGTGGCGTTCCAGAACGCGCTGGCGATCGAGTGGCAGGCGATGAACGCGTTCTACAATCAGATGCAGGGGTCGTTCGGCGTGTTCCAGTACCTGGACTCCGATGACAACTCGGTGACGGATCAACTGTTCGGCGTCGGGGACGGGACTACGGTGGCGTTCCCGCTGACGCGCACGATGACGGGGGCGGGCGGTTTCGTCTGGAACGAGCCGGTGTTCGCGCCGGTCGGGACGCCCGTCATCAAGATCAACACAGTGCCTACCGTGCTGTTCACGCTGGGGACCCAAGGGATGATCACGTTCAACAGCCCGCCATCCGGCGGCGCGAACCTGACGTGGACGGGAACCTTCCGCTGGCTATGCCGGTTCGACGACGACAACTTGGAGCTCTCGAAGTTCATGAACGCGCTTTGGGAGTGTAAGTCTCTCAAATTTACAACCATTAAAACTCAGAGCAAATGAAGACCGCCCCCACCGGCCTCGTCACGCTGCTGGGGACGGGCCAGTTCGTCTTCTGCGACCTCTACCAGTTCACGCTCGCCACCGGCCAGGTGTTGCGCTACACGACATCTGACGTTGACATCACCTACGCTGGCAACACCTATTCCTCGGCGCTGTTCTTCGACCAGAGCGGCAGCAAGGCGGTCGGGCACTGGAAGACCGGCCTCGACGTGGACACGTGGCAGGTCTACGCCATGCCGGTGGGCGTCGACCCCGTCACCGGCGCGTCGTTCCCGATCAAGATAGGCACCACGCCATGGCTGGCCGCGGTGGCCGCCGGGGCGATCCAGGGAGCCCAGGTGGATATCCACCGGGCCTACTGGCCATCCTGGCCCCAGCCGTGGACGAGCCCACTGGCGGCCTTCTCTGACGGTTCTGGGACCTACGTGATCGTGGACTACTTCGCCGGGCGGGTCGCGGCGGTAGACGTGATGCGCAACCAGGCGGTCATCTCGGTCAACTCCTGGATCGACCAGTTCCGGCTGATGATGCCGCGCAATCTGTGGCAGGCGGCATGCCGGTGGACGCTGTTCGATGCTGGGTGCACACTCAGCCAGGCCGCGTTCGCCAAGACCGGCACGGCGCAGGTTGGGTCGACCCAGTCGCAGATCGTGACGACGGGACTCGCACAGCCGTCCGGCTACTTCGCGCTCGGGCAAGTGACGATGACGAGCGGGCTCAATTCCGGCTTTCGCCGCATGGTAAAGTCGTTCGACGGGGTGATATTATCCCTCATCGCGCCGTTCCCGTTCACGGTGGCGGTCGGGGATTCGTTCACGGCGTATCCAGGGTGCAACAAATCTATTGCAGATTGCACGAATAAATTCAATAATTTTGTAAACTTCGGCGGCGAAGATCTCGTGCCCCGCCCCGAAACCGCGGTCTAAATTTGATGAAACTTCAAGAGCATAAATGGGTCATCTATCTTCTCTTTGATCAGAGTGGAACGCCTGATTATGTTGGATCGAGTAACAACATCAAACGTCGATTGAATGAGCACAAAAAAGTCCTCGGATACAAACCAAGATTTGAAATTCTTGAAGAAGGAATAGGCTTAGATCGTCATGAAGCTGAGACACGGTGGATCAAGCATTGCCTATCGATTGGTATCGTCATTCGTAATGTGATGACCGAATCTGTTGGTGGTAGGTTTATCTGTGCCGAATCGACAAGAAAGAAGATTTCTGCGGCTCATAAAGGCAAGAAGAGGCCGCCAGGATGGGGAGAACGCATTGGCGCAGTCACGCGCGGTAAACCACACGATTTGACTCCAGAGACGCGTGACAAGATAGCGAAAACGCAATTCAAGCCAGGATATAGACGAACTGAAGAAGCAGAACAAAAACGTCGCGATGGTGTCAAATCTCTCTGGGACGCCATTCCATCTGATCAACGATCAGCGATGTCAACGGAGCGCAATAACGGAGCATGGGCTCGGCGGTCTAAAAAAGAGCGATCAATAATAGGCAAAAAGATTGCGCAGACTCGCGCAAAGAACTTCACGACTGAACAACTTTCCGAGATTGCCAGCCGCAATGCCAAGGCTGCCCTCGCTGACCCGGATGCACGGGCGAGGCTATCATCACAAGTGAAGAACTGGTGGGCGTCTCTCACATCAGAGGCGCGATCTGACTATTTGATGCGACGGACGGCCAAAATAGTGGCGGCGAAAACGGCGAAGAAGATCGCCAGATCAACGATCTCAGCATGAACGCCACCGAACTCGCCCAGCGCCAGCGCGTCGTCACCATCGCCCACAGTTGGATTGGCACGAAGTACGGCCACGGGGCCAGAATCAAGCAAGTCGCTGCGGACTGCACATTTTTTGCAAAAGTCTACGAGGAGGCCGGACTTGTCCCAGAGGTGCCGATATCTGTCTACTCGTCGAACGCCCATCTGCACCGCGCGTCCGGGCAATATCTTCTCCACATCCGCAAGTACGCCCACGAGGTGGCGCGTGACCGGGTACGGCCCGGTGACATCGCGATGTTCCACATCGCGCGGGATTTCTCGCATGGCGGGATCGTCAACGCCCACGACTGGCCCGAGCACGTCAAGGACTTCGAGCAGGCGGTAGGGTGGCCGTGGATCATCCACGGGGACATGGGGGCCGGCGTGATCTATGAAGTGCGGGGGGACCAGGCACACCTCGCAATGGCGCGGGAGGTGAAGTTCTTCAGTTTGTGGTGACGTCCTTGGCCACACGCATCCTGCGATAGGCGCCGGTCCATTCACGGCGGAACTTCTTTCGATCTCGCAACCGAGCCTCGATGATTCCAGCGTCGTTCACGTCGATCGACGCCATGATCTCGTTGTAGATGCAGTTGCGAACGGAAAGTTTGAAGGTGGTTGGTGTGGCCTCGATTGCCTGCGGATACATGACCTCGATGTAGGCGACGACTTCCTTCCCGATGTCCATCGCTATCGCCTTGATGATGTCGCGACTCCACGTCGTCTCTGGAACGGTTTGCCTAATTGGCTTCGCGATCTCCTTTGCCATCGGTTTACTTCCTTCTGTCCGTCGACGCCGTTCAGTCTTTGGTAGGCGGCACCCCAACCCAATATTCTTTTTGTCCCAACAACTTCCTGTATTCTTTGATCGCGATGCTGGCTAACTCGCACATGATACGATCGTGCAGGCTGCAATCCGTCCTAACGATCTCCTTCGTCCGCCCGAGCCAGTCGGTGGTGATCTGGCTGTTGTAGTAGGCACGCAGCTTAGTAGCGATCGCCTGTTTGTCACAGACACACGGATGATGCATGGCGCAGAGGTTGCACCATATGTCGGACTCTTCCATCGCCCTGAATTCTGGGTCCTGACGACACTTCTCGGCGGCTGCCTCGTTCCATGCGCGGTTCCTGTCGTGGATGCTCTCGACCATTGGTTTCCTTCCTTCTGTCCAATGATGCCGCGTAGTATGAGTACGAAGGTAAGGACGGCGTCAACACATGACCAACTTCTTCGGCGGCGGCGG